GAGTGAGGGTCGAGCAAATAGGCGATGCGACGCTGTACTTGGGCGATTGCCTGGAGATATTGCCGACGCTGCCGAAGGTGGACGCGGTGATTACTGATCCGCCGTATGCGGTTAGCGTTGCAGGAAGCGTGCGGCGCGGTATGCCAGGAAAAGGTGTGCGAAGGCTTGATTTTTTTCCCGGCGACGACGATTGGACGGGAATGAATGCTCGCGTTGCGGTGGCTATGGACCTGTGCATCAAAAAACGCCCGCTTTCGTTTGCGGCATGGTGCGGGCACCGTCAAATCGGTCTGATTGTTGATTCCCTTGAGGCAGCCGGATATTCGACTCGTCTTATTTTCTGGCGCAAGAAGTTCCCGCCGCCCGCAGGGCCTGGGGCTGGATTTTCAAGCGCCGTCGAATGCTCCGTTTATGGCTATCTTCCGGGCCGCCCGTGGAACGGCGGCCAATACGAGGCGAACATCTTTGATTGCGACAGCTACAGGCACGGGCAACCTGGCAAGGAAGATCACCCGACACAAAAGCCGATGGCGTTGATGGGGTGGCAGATCAAGACCATCACGGCGCCAGACTCGGCGGTGCTTGATTGCTTCATGGGCAGCGGCACCACCGGTGTCGCGTGCGCGCAGTTAGGCCGCAAGTTCATCGGGATCGAGATCGAACCCAAGTATTTCGACATTGCCTGCCGCCGCATCGAACAGGCCTATGCGCAGGGCAAGTTGTTTCAAGAGCCCGCCCCGAAATCCGAACAGGTGCCAATGTGGGTCTAATCAAGATCACCACTGCTGACGCCGCACTGTCTAAGTGCGTCCGGGAACGAAGTGCCTGGACCTGCGACCGATGCGGAGCAAAGCACTTAGAGAACAGCGCCGGCCTACACGCTGCCCATTGGCACAGCCGGGGAAACTGGTTTACGCGGTTCGACTCGGCCAACCTGCTGGCCTTGTGTTACGGTTGCCACAGTTTCACGGCGCGGGAGCGGGACGAGCACCGAAAAACAATGCTCAGGTACATCACCGAGATCGAGTTGGACCGACTGGCATACGACCGCAACCGACCAGCTTACGGGATCAAGAAGCGGGTGGCAGAGATCGCAAAGCACTACCGGGGCGAGCTGGCTAAGATGCAGCGGCAGCGAGCCGATGGCGTGACTGGCCGTCTGGAGTTCGAGGGGTGGAGACCGTAATGAGGCAGGACGTGGACTACGTGCATGTAGACCCTGCCCTGGACTACCGTTTAAGGGAGTGGGGACGGTGGGCACGGCAGCGGCACTGGATGTCCGCATGCAGGTCAATCGAGGGGCGGTATAGGCCTGAGGCCGGGGAAGTCTGGGAGCGCGACCCAAAGCCTTTGCCGGTCGATGCGCTCGACGCTTGGCGGGTAGAGTGTGCTTGGAGAACGGGGCTGCCGTACCTCGAGCGGATGATCCTTCGGGGCTACTTTGTCATTGGTCCGCGCGGCTCGCTGGGTTCGCAAGGTTGGAAATCTCACGTCAACGCAATCTGCCGCAAGCACGGCATAAGGCGGGCTGACTGGAGCCGGATGGTTAGCGCGGCTGCGAATAGGCTGGGGAATCAGTTGACATCGGCCGGAATCGGGGTTACTGTCGAGCTTAGTAATTCCCCCGCACGGGACGTTGTGCGTGACGCTGACCGCCGCTTGGCGGTTTCGGCGTCCGCGTGAAATCCCTAAAGCCACGTGTTGCGCCGCTCGACTTGCGTCGGGTGCGGCCGCTGACGGTGCGCGATCAACGCAATCTCAGTAGCGCTGCCTGGCAGCGGACCCGCTTGCGGATACTGCGCGAGGCCAATGGCGTTTGCCAGTGCGCGCAGTGCAAGGCGACCGGCCAACTCAGGCCGGCCCATGAAGTCGATCACATAGTCCCCGTGTGGGCAGGCGGCGGAGAAGGCGACGCGAACCTACAGGCGATTAACCGCGAGTGCCACAAGGCCAAGACCTCAGCAGAGGCAGCGCGTAGGCAGGGGAGGGGTGGGTCAAATCTCTAAAGTGCCCGTCTGTATAGACCGCGTATCCCCCCACGCGCGGATTAAATCCCGGCTCAGCTTTTTCAAAAAGGGCGCAAATGGCAGGAGTTAAAGGTAGAAGCGGAGGCGCGCGCCCAAATGCGGGACGCAAGCCCAAGCCTCCCGCGTTCGCGGAAGGGAAAGACGCGGTGGAGTTTTTGGGCCAAGTTATGCAAGGTCTCATCGACCCGTCGCCCGCCCAGTTGGAAGCTGCCAAGGCGCTGGTTAGGCTCGTTGCAGACGACGGCAAGAAGGCGCAACGCCGGCAGGCGGCCGAAAAGGTCAGTGCTGGCAAGTTCAGCGCTGCCGAGCCGCCGCGATTGGTTGTCAACAACGGGTGAATTGGTCTACGTCGTGCCCGGGCTGGCCTGAGCGACTGGTCCGGAAAGAGTCAATAATCCCGCCCCCGCTTTTCCCTGGCGAGGCTGCTGCCGCGCTGGCGGTTTTTGACGAGCTGCGCATTGTTGACGCCCCCGGGTCGCCGACGATGCGGGAAGCGTGTCGGCCGTGGCTGCGCGACTTTGCCGGCTCGATCTTCGGGGCTTACGACGGCGACACCGGGCGCAGGCTGATTACCGAGTTCTTCTTGCTTATCTCGAAGAAGAACGCAAAGAGCACCGGAGCGGCGGCAATCATGCTGACCGCGCTAATTCGCAACTGGCGCAAGTCTGGCGAGTTCGGGATTTTGGCCCCGACCATCGAGATTGCGAATAACAGCTTCTGGCCTGCGCGAGATATGGTCCGCGCAGACGACGAGTTGCGCGAGTTGATCCATGTGCAAGAGCACACCCGCACGCTCACGCATCGCGTGACCGGCGCCACGCTCAAGGTCGTTGCGGCAGATAACGAGGCTGTGGGCGGCAAGAAGTGGATAGGCACCTTGATTGACGAGGTGTGGCTATTCGGCAAGCGCCCGAATGCCGAGAACATGCTCCGCGAAGCTATCGGCGGGCTGGCAAGCCGGCCCGAGGGCTTTGTAATCTACCTGTCTACGCAGTCGGATGATCCGCCGGCGGGCGTTTTTCGGCAGAAGCTGCACTACGCACGAGGGGTGCGCGAGGGTCGCATCGACGACAAGCATTTTCTGCCCGTGCTCTATGAGTTCCCGCCCGCTTTGCTTGACGACAAGGCGGAGCGAGACCCGAATAACTTTTACGTAACGAACCCCAACCTTGGGGCGTCTGTAGACCTGCATTTTCTGACGCGCGAGCTTGCGAAGGCCGAAGAGTCCGGCGAGGAATCGCTACGAGGTTTTCTCGCAAAGCACTTGAACGTAGAGATTGGCCTGGCCCTCCAGTCTGACCGCTGGGCCGGTGCCGACTACTGGCAGCGGCAGGGCCGTCCTGGGCTGACGCTCTCGCACGTGCTCGAGCGCAGCGAGGTGCTGACGGTCGGGATTGACGGCGGCGGATTGGATGACTTGCTCGGCCTGGCCGTCCTTGGGCGCGACGCACAAACGCGCGAATGGCTCCTATGGACGCACGCATGGGCGCATCCGTCTGTCATGGAGAGGCGGAAGTCGGAAGCCGCGCGCCTCAGAGACTTTGCTAAAGACCTAGACCTCTCGATTGTCGAGACCATCGGCGATGACGTGCTCGCCGTCGCGGAGATTGTCGCCATCGTCAACGACTCCGGGAAGATGGACAAGATCGGCGTTGACCCTGCTGGCATTGGCGCAATCGTTGACGCGATTGTCGAGGCGGGCGTCGAGCAGGATCGGATAGTGGGTATTTCCCAAGGCTGGAAGATGGTCGGGGCGATAAAAACCACAGAGAGAAAGCTAGCCGAGGGCTCCTTGCTACACGGTGCGCAGCCGATGATGGCGTGGTGTGTCGGTAACGCTCGGGTCGAGCCCAAGGGCAACGCTATTGCAATCACGAAGCAGGCCGCAGGATCGACAAAGATCGATCCGCTGATGGCCGCATTCAACGCCGTCTCACTGATGGGGTTAAACCCACAAGGCGCGGCGGACTTCAACTCCATCATCTACTCGCCGATCAGTGCATGAGCTTTCTAACGTCTTTTTCGCGCTGGCTTGGGCGCAGCGCAGTGCTGGCCGATCGCACTGGCGATCAGCTTGTACTGCCTTCGTCCACCATCGTCGAGAACACGCAGACGCTCGGGCCTGACAGTGCGCTACAGCTCGCCACGCTGTACCGCTGCGTTGACCTACTAAGTAAGACCGTCGCCACGCTCCCGTTGTTTGTCTATGACCGCGATGCGGCCGGTCAGAAAATCCTCGCCAGAGGGACAACGCTTTGGCAGTTATTGCACGATGCCCCGAATGGCCGCATGACGCCCTCAGAATTTTGGGGCGCCATGATGCTGAACCTGATGTTGCGCGGGAATGCTTACGCGCGGGTGGCGCGCAATGGCCGTGGTGATCCGATAGCGCTTTGGCCGCTGTCGTCAGACCAGATCGTGCCTTATGTCGATCCTGAAACGGGCGACTTGTTCTACGAATACCAGCGCGAGACTGAGCGGCTGCTATTGCCGGGAGCAGAAGTCCTGCACATCAAGGACACCGGCAACGGCATGGTGGGGCTGTCGCGCATCGACTTCATGCGCGCGAGTGTGAACGAGGCGGCGCGCGCGCAGGCGCAGGCGACGCGCCTGTTTGCGAATGGCAACAAGCCCACCGGCCTTTTGATGGTGCCCGCCAAGTTGAGCGACGAACAGCGCGCGCGACTGCGTGCCAACTTTGGGGACATTGCGAGCGGCACTGAGTCGCGTTTGTTTGTCCTCGAAGCAGACATGAAGTATCAGGCGATCAGCCTTTCACCGCAGGACGTTGAACTGTTAGAGACGCGCCGTTTCACGGTGGAGGAAATTTGTCGCTGGTTCGGCGTGCCGCCTGTACTTGTCGGGCAAAGCAACGTAACCACCTGGGGAAGCGGCATCGAGCAAATCCTCGATGGCTTCTACAAGCTGACTGTTCGGCCCCTGCTGAGCATGATCGAACAAGCCATCTCGCGCCGCGTGCTGACTGCTTCTCAGCGTGCCAGCTACACCGTCGAATTCAGCTTTGACGCGCTCCTGCGCGCAAGCCTGAAAGACCGCATGGACATCTACGCGAAGGCCGTACAAAACGGCGTCATGACGCGCAACGAAGCGCGCCAGCTTGAAAACCTACCGCCCGTCGATGGCGGGCAGCTTGCAACTGCACAGATCAATCTAGCCCCGCTGCCGATGCTGGGCCAAGTTCAAGGAGCGGCCGATGCTGCACAAGACCCTATCGCTCAGTGACGCGGCCGTGAAGTTTTCGGACGATGGTGCCGCCACGTTTTCGGGCTACGCCTCCGTCTTTGGGGGCGTCGATTCTTACGGCGACACCATCATCCGTGGCGCGTATGACTACACGCTAAGGACGCACGGCAAGCCCAAGATGTTTGTCAATCACGACTCGATGGGCCTGCCCATTGGCAAGTGGGCGGTGGTCAAAGAAGACGATCACGGCTTACTTGTGCAGGGCGAATTCACGCCCGGCATGGCTCGCGCAGACGAGACGCGCGCCGCGCTGAAGCACGGCACGGTAGATGGCCTGTCGATTGGCTATCTGCTCAAGAAGGGCGATTACGAAGAAATGGAAGACGGCAAACGCATGATTAAGCGCGTCAGCCGCCTCTTTGAGGTGTCTGTAGTGACGTTTCCTGCCGACGAAGCTGCGCGGGTTGACCTCGGCAGCGTCAAAAGTGACGAGATTGAAGGTATCGAGACGGTGCGAGATTTTGAGTACTTCCTGCGGGATGCAGGCGGGCTCAGCAAAGGGCTGGCGCAAGCGCTCGTCGGCCGCGCGAGAGTGTTGTTTGGGACGGGGGAACCGGGCCTAAGCGGTACACAAGCGAAAGCTGCGCAAGAAGTACAGGCCATTTTGGATCGTATGCAATCCACGCTTCAAGTGCGCCTTATTCCGTAACTCATCCTGGAAGGAAAAGAAAATGGACCTCTCTGACATCATGAAGGGCGTCGGCGCCCTCGAAGCCAAGCTCAATGCCTACGCTGAGAAAGCCGAGCAAGAGATCAAGGCCGCCGGCTCTGTCTCCGTCGAAACCAAGGGCGCAATCGCTGCGCTCGGCACGCAACAGCGCGAGATTGCAGATCGCTTGCTCGCGCTGGAGCAAAAGCAAGGCGCGCCGCGCGAAGGTGACGCGCCGCAGACGATGGGTAGCCAGTTCATCGGCGCCGATCAGTACAAGGCCTTTGTCGGCGGCCAAGTGCGCACCGTGCGCATCGAGTTGAAAAACACCACGACCGGCAGTGACACGACTGTGGCTCCTGACCGTCGCGTTGGAGTGACTAGCGGTGCATTCCGCCGGTTTATGGTTGAGTCTGCAATGAACGCGCTGCCCACCACGAGCAACGCGGTCGAGTTCACGCGCGAAGCCACGTTTGTAAACAACGCGGCGGAGACGGCGGAAAGCAACGCGAAGCCGGAAACGGATATCACGTTTAACTTGCAAACCGCCCCGGTACGCACCATCGCTCACTGGACTCGCATCAGCCGTCAGCTTGCTGCGGATGCTCCCGCGGTCGCCGCCTACATCAACACCCGCATGCGTTATGGCGTTGATCTTCGCGTCGAGAATCAGCTCATCAACGGCAACGGCGCGGGCGCAAACCTGTCGGGCATTTTTAATACCGGCAACTTCACGCCGCACGGCTACACCGCCGCCAACATGACCGCCTGGGTCGGCAGCCCACAACGCTTTGACTTGATCCGCCGGGTCATCGGCGATCTTCAAGGCGCGGACTACCCGCCGAATGCAATCCTGCTGAACCCCACCGACTGGGCCGTCATTGAGGCCCTCAAGGACACGCAGGCTCGCTATCTGCTCGGCAATCCGGGTGGGGCAGCTGCGCCTGCAATCTGGGGCATCCCGGTGATCCCGACAAGCGCAGTCACTGCCGACACGTTCCTCGTCGGTGCGCTGGACATGGCCGCCACCATTTTCAATCGGGATGGTGTGGCCGTGGCGCTGTCGGAAGAAGACGCCAGCAACTTCACGACCAACCTCGTCACCATCCGCGCAGAGCGTCGCTTGGCACTCGGTATCGAGCGTCCTGCGGCATTGCGTGGCGGTGATCTGACCCCGGCCTAATCGGCTAACGCAGCGGAGCACATCAATGGAGCGCATCAAGTTCACCTCTACCTGCTACAGCACCCAGTTTGGGACGTTGACCGCGGGTGATCTGCTCACGTGCTCCGCTGCGCATGCCGCGCATTTTGTTGATGAATTGAAAATCGCAGATCGCGTAGCGCTGCCGGTCCCGGCGGACGTTGCGCCACCAGAAGCGCCGGTTCGCCGCCGCAAGCAATCCTGATTGAGGTTCAAATGGACCAGTTCTTCGCAAACGGCCGTCAGGGCCTCGGTACCGGCCTCATCGATCTCGACACGGCCGTCATCCGCGCTGCGCTGCTGCGCGGCTACACCTACAACAGCGCGCACGCGTTCGTCTCTGACGTGACCGGTGCCGGCGGCACGCTGGTCAGCACCGTCAACCTGGCCAGCGTCACGTTCTCGGACGGCGTTCTCGACGCGAACGACGCCACATTTACCGCCGTGGCTGCCGGCGCGGCTGTGCCAGCGATCCTGCTGTTTCAGGCCAGCGCCGTCACGGGCGGGGTCGATGTTGCGGCCACCGCCCAGCGCCTGGTCGCCATTCTCGACGGTCGATTCCGCTTCACCGTCGCAGCCGCGGCCGCAGGCGCAGCCGTTACTGTCACGGTCGAAGCGCTGCAGCTCGGCATCGCCAATGGTGCGGTCGCGACGCTGATCTCGGGAACCGGCCCCGCCACGATCACGCTGTCCGCCGCCGCATCGGCTGGCGCGCGGTCGCTGACCGTCTCTGCGCTGTCCTCCGGCGTCTCGGCCGACGCCGTGTACGAGGTCGCATACACCGGTAGCAACCTGCCCATCACGCCCAACGGCGGCGACATCGCGGCAGCGTGGAGCAACGGCGCCAACCGCATTTTGAGGATCTGAGGCGATGGCCGACAACGTCATCCTGCCAGGGACCGACGAGCCGGTCGCGACCGACGACATCGGCACGGCTCCGAACAACGCGCACTATCAGCGCGTCAAGCTGAGCGACGGCCTAGCCGACAGCGTGCGCCATGCGCGAGTACTGGCGTCTAATGCCGACGCAGCAGACGCCGGCATAGTCGTGCGAGACACGCCTCAAAACACTTGGAGCGTGAGCTTCACGCGCGTCAACGCTTCCGCGCTTGATACCCCAGAAATGACGCAGCGCCGTTTGGGCGCGGGCATGGGCGTATCTCAGTCGAACGGAAACCTTGTGCTGACCACAGGGACGACCGCGAACTCGGAGTTTCTGGCGCGTTCGGTGCCGAGCTTCAACGGCGCATTGATCGAGCGTCATCAGACAATCCTGTCGCAGCGCATCGCCAACAACAACTTTTCGGTCTTGCTTGCGGATCGAGTCGCAGATAGCGCCTCTTGCACGATCAACAGCGCGACCAGCATTAGCGTCACGCTTACCGCGCACGGATTCACGGCCGCGAACGTCGGCCAAAGCATGTTTGTCGGCGCGATCAACGGCGCCAACGGTGTGCCGGGTCGGTATGCGATTGCATCGATCCCCAACGCTGACACGATCAATTTCACCGTCGCAGGCTGGCCGGCGAGCGGTAGCTGCACCGTCGATCTGTTCGGCTGGAACTACGTTCGCTGGCTCTACGCCGGCACTACGGCCACAAATGCGGCCGTTGACTCGCAGCGGTACGGCTGGAACAGCGGCGACACGACTGCGACTATCAACACGACCGCCAGCCCTGGGCATATGGCTCAGACTTCGATTGATGGCCGAAGCATTTACTTTGCTGACGCTTTGGTCGCCTCTTCGACCGCGCCAACCGTGACAACCCGCGGCCACCGCTGGGTAAGCATCCCGGACCAGGAAATCGAGCTTTTTCTGTACCTGTGGGCGTTCAACGGGTCTACCGCGCCGGCCAGTACGACCACTTGGACGGTCGGATTCATCGCGGTGGAGGACACCGTTAACCTGCCGGTCTATCTGGCCGGCATTCGTCAACAAGGCTTTTCCTCTGCGATCCCGGTGGCGTTCCCTGCGGCGCAGGCGGTCACGGTTAGCAGCGGCACGGTTACAACGGTTTCAACCGTTTCAAACGTCGCCGCTATCGCTGCAGGAACCAACGCCATCGGCGACTTCGGCGTGCAGTACCG